AACGATACACTGAACATACAGCCTTGCCTTCGCCACATTCAACACGCCAAATACAATGTTTTTTCTTGCATACTATCATTTTTTCAGTCCTTTACTGTCACTTGCGATAAATCAACAATCATAATGCTGTTTGCATTTGTATCTTTGATTTCTGCTTGATAGAATATCTTTTTCGTTTCCTTGTTACGCCGTAAAATGCAACCTGTTAAATAGTAATCTATTGCTTTGCTTTCTTTAGTCGGCTGATAGATAACAAGTTTGTTTAAGTTCTTTTTAACCTCGGATATATCCATTATCGCCCTGTACTTCCAAAACCGTTGTTGCCACGCTCTGTTACTTTAAATTCATCAACAACATTGAGTTCGGGTATATCAATTTTCATAACTACAAGTTGAGTAATTTTGTCGCCCCTCTTAATCTCATAGTCCATATTAGAGTGATTATACAGTTTACAAACGATACTGCCGTTGTAGCCGACATCAATAACGCCCTCGCTTGTAATGCCGTACTTAACATTCAATCCGCTTTTTGATTTGAGGAAGCCTGCGGTATTTGGTGGCAACTCAATATGTACGCCTGTATCAATGCTGATACTGCCCTTTGCAGGAACGAGCGTATCAATCGGTGATAACAAATCAAGTCCTGCGTCTGTTGCGTGTCCTCTTTTCGGCATTAAAGCCGTGCTGTCTAACATAATGTTCATATTTCTTTGCTCCTTTTCTTTATATGGCTTTTTTTGTATTTGCTTTTCAAGTGCCTTATGGATTACTTCTCTGCACTCAATAAGCATTTCTTTCGATATTGACTTTCCCTTATAAACAAAAGAAAAATCGTCCACAAGTGCATTTGCTTCTTGATATGTCATCAACTAAATACCTCCTTAATAATATCATTAGAGACCTCTTCATTTAATTTAGAAATTTGTTTTGTGATATATTCTTTTTTATTTGTGAGTTGCTCATCGGTAACAAATCTTTCACACAAGATTATAGCACAGGCTAAAGCAACATCATTTTCAGAAAACAACTTCAACCAATAATCTCTTTTTGTCATTTCTTTACCTCACTTTCAAGCCACGATTTTCTATTTTTGACACAAAGTTCCATTCTATCAGAATAATTTTTTTCATAATAGTGACATTTATCAATATTTTTCTTTATGCAACAATAACAGGGGTTACTTGAAAATATTTCTTCTATCCATTCAGCCATTTCTTGAATGTTTTTATTTTTAATATCTTCAAAATTATTCATTCTTATACCTCCAACAATTCGGGATTATCGTATATGTTACCGATAATTTCAACTTGGTCGCACTCGTCATCCCATATTTCAATAGCGAAACCGATTGAAGTATAATCGTAATCTTGACCTTGAACATCAACGCATAATGTATCGCAATCAAGATATACCTTTGTTATGTAATCATAATCAGGGTCATCATTTGTAACGCCTAATATATCACCCTCAAAAATCTTTTTTTCATTATCGTCGGTTATACCTGTATATTGTCCTACGGTTTCGGGGTCAACCTCAAACTCAAATGCTTTGTTTTGAAAAATAAAGTGTTGTTTTTCGTTGTTATCGGTAACGGCATAATTACCGTAAACCCACTCGCCGTTGTCTTTTCGCTTACCTCTAAATAAAATCTCTCTCATTCTTTCACCTCTGTATTGCAATCTTTGATAAATTTCTCGTATTCCTCTGTTGTCATTTCTGTATCTTTGCCGTAACGAACACGATTTAATGCAACATCAAAATCATAACAATAATTTGCAAGTACACTTTTTGCGTCTTCTTCGGCTTTTTTCACACGCATATTAATATAATCTTGTTCTGTCATATTCCAATGTGTAGGTGCGTCAACTACTGTTGAAATTCTGCAATATAAGCCGTTAGGTTGCTTTGCTATTAGTCCTGCCATTATTCTTTCACCTCAATCAATATGTATTTGCCGTCTTTAGTTTTATAGGATTTGCTGTGTTCTCGTCCATTATGGATTCCATTAAAATTTGAATAAGCACAATAAAAAGCTCCATAGTGATATTCACATTTTTTACATTCTGCTTGCTCACAATATTCACCTATAGTCATAGCCCTAAACTTACGCTTCGGCTTGCTTGCGTTTTCGAGTTTTGCAACTCGCTGTTTTAATTTGCTGTTCTCTTGCTTTAATTCCGTTATTTTATCTATTGCTTTAATAGATAAATCACATACCTTGTCGACAAGGTTATATATACGCTCTCTATCTGTCATTTCTATTGCCTCAACTCATATTTTCCTTGTAATCTTGTATTGCTTTTTCAATACAATTTTTAACACTTTGTTTTTCTAACAAACACTCTCTTGAAAAGAAACAAACTCCATTTTTATCCCACCAATTACCGACTAAAAACAAACTTGCGTTTGCCATTAAAACAGGTGTATTGTGTTCGTATATATTGATATGAATTTCATAGCAAGCACTCGTGCCGACTACAAAACGATATAAACCTTTTGTAACTTCTTTCCAATTATTAAGGTCTTTCATTAGTCTTAATTCAATATCTTTAATATCTTTCATTGCCGTTCAACCTCCCATTTTCATTTGTTCATAATCACTTTTGATTACTGTTCTTGGCTTGTACTCTGCAAAATTTCCGCTCTCGTCTTGCCTAAATATATCTGCGTTCAAAAATTCAAAATGTTTGCATTTGTTAGGTCTTTTTGCTTTAACAGCTTTGTAAAACCTACCTGCTCCGTCATCTCCGCAGGGTGCTTTTGCCGTACAAATGAAATCGGTACACTCACCGTTATAATCAAGAGCGTTTGCACAATATCGGCAATACTGATTTTTAGGTTGTTCCATTGTTTAACTCCTTTAACTTTGCTTCTGCTTTTGATTTATCGGTGAATACAGTTACTCCAAAATGTTCATCAACAAACCTTTTGCAAGTGCGTTGAAGTTCAAAACATTCAATTACCATAACAACCCTTTCACCTATAAATTTATATTCTTTCAGTCTATGGTGGTACATAAGATAGTCAGTCAAAAATAATTCTTTACCAACCTTGCAAGGCAACTCAACAAGCCTGTCACTTTGCAACAGTTCAATAGTTTCCGCTAATGCTTGTTCATAATGCCATAATTCACTAAATTGGCTTTTACCCAAATCACTCTTTAAGTTTTCTAACCATTTAATACTTTCTTTACAAGTCATTAAAACTCACCTCTCAATCGTTCAGGCGATAACAACAGCCCTGCATTATATCTCAATAACATATCGTTGCAACTTTCCCATTCTCTCTTTTGAGTTAGGCAATATTGCAACAAAGGACAATTTACACAACTTTTCATATAACTACCTCACTTTTATAATGCTAATTGTTGTTCATTAAAACACGGCATTTGTTCAATAGCTTTGTTGTATATTTGTCGGTCAACTTCAAAGCCGTAACCTTTTCGGTCTAATTCCCAACACGCTTGAAGTGTAGAGCCACTTCCTGCACAAGGGTCAATTACAACATCGCCCTTGTCTGTGAATACTTCAATTAACTTTTTTAACAATTTAACAGGCTTCTGCGTTGGATGAATTTTCGGTATTTCCTTACCGTCTCTTTCCCACTCAAAATGGTCAAATATCATCTTGCCTGTGCCTCGGATAACCTTTCCGTTATCATCATATTGTCTGCCGTTGTTAAACTTCGGTAATTTATCACGATACAAAACAACCGCAAATTCTGTTGCCCCGACTATTCGCATATTTGCTTTCAAAACTTGTGCTGAATAGTTTTTACAAAGAAAAATCGGATAATAATTATTAAATCCGTATTTCTTGCCATACTCAACAACCGTTGGTATTTGGTCGAAAGCACAAAAAACAATCATTGCAGGGGCTTTGCCTTTTTCCTTTGGTTCAGGCTTTAACAATCTACTGCAAAAGTGCATATATTCAGCAATTTTAAAATAGCCGTCAGAATTAAAAAATGTAGCTTTGGCATATTTGCTTTCACCATTTTTATTATCTCCGCCTTTATACCACATAGGATTACTACCGTATGCGTTTGCTCCAATGTTATATGGAATGTCAGCAATGACAAGCTGTGCTTTAGGCACTCCGTATCTTTTATAATTTTGAAAATTGTCGTGCCATAATTTTGGCTGATATGTATTCATTTTTTCTTTTCTCCTTAACTTTTAAAATCATTTTCAAACTTTTAAAATCAATTTCAACCTTTTAAATACTTTCTTGTTTCGCCGTTGAGCATTTCTGTAAGCTTCGGCTCAATTCCACTTTTGTGTTTATATTTGTTTGTTATGTCGTAAATTCGTTGATACTTTGCTTCATCTTCCTTTGACAAGTCGTTGTGTATATCAGCAATCTTCTCGTATGCTTCCCAATGTAAAGTACCGAATTTGTCTTTTACTTCACTTATTGACGGTGGAAATTGATTTGTACTTATCAACTTATTTATCGCCATTAACACAATGTCAGCAGGAATATCGTCAAATTGCATAGTCCATATTGCAATCGTTCCCATTGCTTCGTCTTTTGTCATTCCTTTATAGCTGTTAGGATATGCCGCTTTAAGTATTGCTAA